CGCAATGGCAAAAAGATTTAGCGCGGTGGGTTAATCGGAAGGAACTTTTTAAAAGTACTGATTTTAAAGACTTTCAACCGCGTAAAGGTTTCAAATGTCAGCAATATTTTAACATCTTTTAAATGGAAAACGAACAATTAAAAAACAAAAAAAATTCACGTCATTTATGTGGTTTTGTTTGGTCAATGATAGCGAGAAAACGGAAAGTTTTTGACGAATGGTATTAAAAATAAAAAGATAATATGAATTACGGTCTTCCTTACATGGGCTCGAAAAATTTTATTGCGGAGTGGGTTTTGTCGAAAATTCCACCCCGCACAAATTTTTACGACTTGTTTTGTGGCGGTGGTGCAATTACGCACGCGGCATTGTTAGCGAAAAAACACCGCCGCTTTTTTATGAATGATTTAAACCCGTTTTCAGAATTGTTTTTTGACGCTGTTAACGGGAAATATCACAACGAAAAAAGATGGGTTTCACGTGAAACTTTTGAACGTGAAAAAACAAAAGACCCTTATATTGCTTTCGTTTGGTCTTTCGGCAACAACGGCGATGATTATTTGTATAGCAAAGAAGTTGAGCCTTGGAAACGTGCGCTGCATTATGCGCGCGTACTGGGGGACGATTCTCTTTTAAAAGAAATTGGCGTTCCGTGTTCGAGTTCGATTTGGATAAAAAAGAACCATGATTTTTGCAAAGAAAAATATATTTCGTGGTATACAAAAAACGTTATGAAGGCAGAGGTGGAAGCGGCTGATATTCGCAAAAACCTTTCTGAAAATATCAAAAAAAATACAGAGTATTTGCAAAATTATTTGCTTGACGGATTGAAAAAATCAGGTAAACGTCCGTGCGACGTTGACCGCTATCTTGGCACAAATGGAATGTCGGGACACTATTTTGGCAAGTCGCAATGGGAATTTCCGACAAAAGAAGTTTACGAGAAATTGCAAAATTTCTTATATTTGCCCGTCCCGTATTTGGAAATTTACGGCTTGCAAGAATTAATGCAAAGTCTGGAAAGTCTGGAAAGTCTGGAAAGTCTGCAAAGGCTGGAATTTACAAATTTGGATTACAGAGAAGTAAAAATTCTGCCTGACTCCGTTATTTATTGCGACATACCGTATCGGGGGACTACGACTTACATCGTCAACGGCGGCGGTTTTGATTACGAAGAATTATACGACTGGGCGCAAAATCAAAAAGAACTGGTTATAATTTCGGAGTATCAAATGCCGGAGGGTTTCACGTGTATCGGCAAAAAAAGCAAACGCAGCATTTTGTCGGCAACGGCAAACAACGAAGTTAAAGAATGTTTGTTTGTCCCGACAAAACAATTACCTTTGTACAATTCATTAAATAATAACCTTTTTAATATTTTGATTGATTATGAGAAAAAACAAAGAACAAACGCAAACACAACCGACTGACAAGTTGACCGAAAAACAAAGGGAGTTCCTTGATGTTTTCATAAATTCCGCGCTTGGCAATGTATCAGTCGCGGCAAAGGCGACAGGAATACGACGAGAAACGTATTATAAATGGCTGCAAAACCCAATTTTCAAAGCAACCGCAGCCGAGGCGAGGGAACGGCGCAAAGATTTCATTGAGTCGGCACTTGACGCGCGAATAAAAGCCGGGGACACCGCTGCAATAATTTTTGCAGCTAAAACGGTATGCAAGGATAGGGGGTACGTTGAGCGGTCGGAGGTGATGTCCGACAATAACATTCACGCCGAAGTTCAAACCCTTGAAGGACTCCCGAAAGAAACGATATTAAAAATCGCAAAATTAATAGAGCCATATTGATATTTTAGTTTTAGTTAATTTTTCCGCTGCATTTGATTTTCATTTGCAGCGGTTTTTTATGTAAACGTGTTAAAGAAAATTCGATTTTTTAACACGAAAGACCTATCATGTTTAAAAAAATCACTTTTTTTAACATGATAACCTCATCATATTGATTTAATCATTATGATAATATTAATAAAATTTGCTAACTAATTTATAAAGAGTTATTAACTACTACATAATAAAAACAAGTAGTTAATATTTATTTATAACAAAATAGCATTTACAACTATTCAGATATAAAAAACATTTTGAGTTATTAATAAAAATATATAATTTGCACGGTGATTGTTTTAAACATTTTTATTGATATTTTTTGTTATTGATTTTTACACCGTCAAAAAGTTGATTCTTTTTCGGCGGTGTTTTTATTTTCCTTTTATTTTTTTATAGCAAAATAAAACATTCTGAAAATCAGCGTTAAAAATCTTTTTTTTCTTTCAACCCACCTTTTTTATTTTTTTTATGCCAGTTCCCGAAAGATAAAAATTAACACTTTTATATAATTCTTTTAACATTTTTTTGTTTTTCAAATTTGTTTATATTAACAAAAAACACTAACTTTGTAATGTTATAAAAAAATGTTTTACAAATTAAAATTTTAAAAATATGATTCAAGAAAAAATTTTAAAGATTGCCACCGATCTTTCGATAGGGAAAGACGGCAAAGTTGATACAGGGAAAAAACGTTTCCTGTATCGAAAACTTGAAGATATAAGAATGGCGTTAAAACCGCTTTTGGTAAAAAACAAGGTTTTTTATAAACCCAACGCCATTAGGCAAAATGATGTTCTTATCTTTCAAGTCTGTTTTTGCGATGTAGAAGACGGGACAAAAGAGTGTTACGAATGCCCGATTCAGTATGACGACCACCCCGGCATGAGTCGCGAACAAGCAAGCGGCGCGGCGTTGACATACGCGGAAAAGTACCTTCTTGCGATGGTCTTTATGTTGGATGACGGGTGCAACGTTGACCCCGATTCACAAACGAATATGCAAGCGGATAATACCGCGGTGCAACTGCAATTTGAAGCGGCAAAACGCGATATGTTGTCCGCGGAGACTGTTGAAGAACTTTTTGAGAAATTCAGAAAATATCCGCAATTTAAAGACAGTGTGGAGTTAAAGAAATTTGGGGCAACGTTAAAAGAAAAAATTGAAAATGGACAAAAAAAGTAATATATATTGTTTGTTTGAGCAATCCGGCACGTTCAAAAACGCTTTTAAGCGTGCCGGATTTAAGAATGTTATTGACGTTGATATAAAAAACGATTTTGGCGAAACGGACGAATTTTGTAATATATTCGACGATGTTGAATTATATTACAAAACTGGGAACTCTCCTTTAATGGGGCGTATCACGAAAAACGATTTTGTAATGGCGTTTTTCCCGTGCATTTATTTCTCACAATTTAATTGTCTTTTTTTTCCCGGCAAATTCAACGTGTACAACGGACTTTCTGAATGTGAGAAAATTGACAAAATAATTGAACGCGCAGAACAAAGACAATATTTTTATGATATTTTATTGAAGTTTTGTTGGATAATAATTGAAAGACAAATCCCTTGCATAATTGAGAATCCATATTCCGGCTCAAACCATTATTTATATCAAAATTTTCCTTTTGAACCGAAAATCATTGATTTTAACCGGAATATGCACGGCGATTATTTCAGGAAACCAACTCAATATTTTTGCCTTAATTTTGAGCCTACGAGATTAACCTCCATAGAAAAAAAATACAAGGCAAAAACGATTAAGGGATTAAGCGGACATAGATTTGACGGCACGTGTAATGTTGAGCGTTCGCTCATCTCTCCCGAATACGCCGAAAATTTTATAAATGATTATATTCTCGGCAAAAAAACAGAAAGAACAGAAAGAACATTGTTTAATTAAACTTATAAAAAATGACAGAAAAAAATGTAAATGTTTCACGTGAAAACCGTTTCAGGATAAAAGAAGCGGTTTTGCGTGCGAGGGCAACAAACAAGGATTTCAAACAAATCGAAATTGCAAAAAAACTGTATCCCGATTGTGTTGAAAAAGTCGCCGCGATTAATTTTTCACGGTTGGTCAATAACAAAAAAAAGGCGTTGACCTTCGACGAAATAAAATTTTTATGTGAAAATTTAAATGTTTCACCAAATTTTTTAATGGGCTATGGACTTGAAAGAATTGCAGAAAGTCCCGCGCAGCCTGATTCTGCAAACAGCAGCGAGGTATAGCCTTTTTTATTTTGCTAAGCAAATTAAACCGAATCTTGAATTTTGTGAGTTTCACAAAATTTATTATTCGATTCTTAACAAGTTTGCAGATGGCGTAATAAAAAAACTGATTATACAAATACCTCCGCAGCACGGAAAATCGGAGGGGAGTTCGAGACTCCTCCCCGCATTTTTGCTCGGGCAAAATCCTAATTTAAAAATCTGCATTGCGTCATATTCGACAACGATTGCGCGGGATTTTAATTTGGACGTGCAAAGGATTCTTGAAACTGATGTTTACAAAAACATTTTCCGGCATACACGCCTAAACGGGGACGGCGGTAACGTGCAAAATTACACACGAACCAAGGACGTGTTTGAGATACCGCACTATGGCGGCAGTCTTCGGGCGGTCGGGCGCGGTGGTTCTTTAACGTCAAAAACCGTTGATATTTCTATTTTGGACGATGTGTATAAAGATTATGCGGAGGGCAATTCTCCGATTATCCGCGAGGCGGCGTGGAAATGGTATACAACTGTTGTTCGGACGCGTCTACACAATAACAGTAGAGAATTAATTGTGTTTACTCGTTGGCACGAAGATGACCTCATCGGGCGGTTGGAAAAATCAGGAGAGAGAATTGTAAACGTTAACAGTTGGGCAGATTTCGCCACCGTTGACGCGGCTGACTGGGTGAGGCTGAATTTCCCTGCGTTGAAAGTTGGCGAACCGACAGCGTTTGACCCACGACAAGTGGGTGAAGCATTATGGGAAAGTAGACACAGCAAAGAAAAATTGTTACGGCAAAAGGAACTCGACCCCGTGCAATTTGAATGTCTGTTTCAAGGTAACCCGATTTCGGCAGCGGGATTTTTGTATCACGATTTCAAAACGTATGTTTCGACTGCGGATTTCGGGACGGTTGTCCGGCGCGGTTCTTATACAGATGTAGCCGATGAGGGCGACGACTTTTTATGCTCAATCGCTTACGACGTTGTAAAATCTGATAACACTATTTTCAACGAAAAAACAAAAAAGGTTGAAAATATTATGTTTGTTTTGGTGCGTGATATAATATTCACGCAGGAAAATACAGAAATTACAGAAATTACAGTTCCCGAAATGCTTAATCGTAACGGGACACAATGTAATTATATCGAAAGTAATAACGGCGGTGAAAGTTTTTACAAAAATGTTTCACGTAAAACAATCGGTCATTGTGTTAATTTTTGGCAGTCGGCAAATAAAGAAAGCCGAATTTTAACGAATGTTTCAGGCGTGAATAATCAAATCGTTTTCCCCCTTGGTTGGGGAAGTCGTTTTGAAAAATTTTATTTTCACGTGAAACACTTTTTGCGAAACTTTAAAGCAAACAAGCACGATGACGGCGTGGATACATTAACAGGAATATACGAAAAAGAAATTTTGACGTATAATCCGGGCGGTTATCATAACATAAAAAAAGGTATAACAAGGAGAAATTAAAATGAAAGAAAACTTGATTTTAAATAAAAAAAATATTGGAGTTGTCATTAAGAAAGCAAAACGCGAAATTCGGAAAGTGTTGTTAAAAGAGCATTTAACGTGTTATTACAAAATTTCCAAAAAAATAAAATGTATAAAAGCATTGCGTTTTTATTTGTCGCGGTTGGCGGAAGAAAAGGGAACTGTTTTTTGGGTTATGTTATACGAAAATTTAACTGCATTTGTTGGTTTAATGGTTTTGCGTGGAAGGAAAGTTTTGGATAATGAAGATTGTTAATTTTGTTTCCCGTGAAACGTGCATTAATTAAAATGCACGTTTTTTTTGTGTGTTTTTGAAAAAATAAATATATTTGAGCCGTTAAAACTTTTTTATTCATTTTTAAATTAATTTAAATTATGGCATTAAGTTGTACATGTCCGGCAAGCACTTACTTAACGACAATACCGTCGTTTACTTGCAGCGAGTCTTTCGGGCAAATTCAAAAAGTCGCCTTTCAAAGGCTTACATCAAGCGGCACAAAAAACGCGTTTATTTCTCCGAACACGATTGACTTGAAAGCGTCATGGACGGCGTTTTTTGCGGCGGCTGATTCGACAAAAATAGTTGTGTCCCCCTACATTGAAGCACCTACGCAGGAGGCAGGCGCGGCGCGTACTTTCGGCGGCGGAAACGAGACCCTCGGCGGCATGCAGAGAATTATCGGAAGTGAGCCGTCTTCGTTTACGGCGGTTTTGCGCGGTGTGCCGCAAGCGTCTGTAATTATTCCTATGAAGGAGTTGATGTGCGAGTCGGACGCTGGTAATTTGGGCGTTTACTTGTTTGACGAAAACGGCAACGTTGAAGCAATACAAGACCCGTCAGTTTCGACAACATTCTATCCTATTCCGATTCGCGCGTTTTTCGTTGGCGACAAGGTTCACGGAGGTTTGGAAGCACCTGACAGCAACACAATCAGTTGGCAGTTTGCGCCGAATTATTCAGACCATCTTAAAATCGTGAACCCTACCGATTTTAACCCGTTGACAGACTTCTAATGTTTCACGTAAAACATTAAAAGAATGAAAGCAAAAACGACATCTTTAAATTTGCTGTTAATCACCTTAGGCGTGGAAGTTCCTTTTGAGTTCTCACACGCCGAAAGGCTTTTAAACATAAAAAACAGCGGCTGGGCTTTGCCTGAAACATCAAAATTTGTTTTGGAAAATGGAAAACTTGTTGCAAAAAAACAACCGCGCGGCGGAGATTCAGACAGCGATACACCAACAAGCGCGGATTAATTTTCACGTGCAAACGGAGACCGAAAACACAGTGTCCCCTGAGTGCGTGGACTTTTTGACGTTTGTACGAAATTTGATTCCCGAAGACAAATTTAAAATCTTTCAAAGTTTGTTCCGTTTTCCCGTTGCGACAAACGATGTGTGTAAAAATATTTTTGAACGATTGTATCAAGTTTTTGACGGTCGAAACAAAAATTTTTCTTACACGTTCAAAAACTCGGAAACGGCTGCCGACTGGGAAAATTATCGGTACAACGTTTTGAAAGAGCCGTTTGTTTGGGAAACAAAAGGCTGGGAGAAATTCAAAACTGACATAAATTCAATTATGGTTGTGGATATGCCAACAAGTGAAAACACACCATATTTTTATTTTTTAAGTCTGCAAAATGTTTTGGATATAGTAACCGCCGACGGCGTTATTTTGAAACTTGTTTTCAAACAAGGTGATGATAAATGTTTTGTTTTGGATTCAGAAAGGTACGCTCTTTTTTCGTTGAAGGATAACAAGCCATTTAATTTGATTTCTGAAAAATCGCACAATTTAGGATATTGCCCGGCGCGGTTCTTTTGGTGCTACAATCTTAATTCAAAATCTGACATTGTAAAGCATTCACCCTTGTCGGAAGTTTTGGACGATTTGGATTGGTACTTGTTTTTTCTGTTATCCAAAAGACAACTTGACCTTTACGGTTCGTATCCGATTTACAGCGGTTACGAGCAGGAGTGCGACTTCAAAACGGATAACGGCGACTTTTGCGATGGCGGATTTTTGAGGGATTCAAAGGGACGTTATCTTTACGACGTTAACGGGCTGTTACAACGGTGTCCGCGGTGTGGCAACAAACGCATTGCGGGTGTGGGGTCTTTTGTAGAGATTCCGATTCCGACGGAGGGACAACCCGATTTGCGCAATCCCGTGCAAATTCTGTCTATTGACAAAAATTCGCTTGACTTCAATGTTGAAGAACTTAGACGTCAAAAGGAAAACATAATCAATTCTGTTTGCGGTACTGACGAAATTCTGACGAAAGAGGCGGTTAATGATTCACAAGTGAAAGCCGTTTTCACTTCGCAAAACAGAATTTTAAACCAAATTAAAAAAGGTTTTGAAAGTGCGCAAAAATGGGTGGACGATACAATTTGCAGACTTCGTTATGGAGATGACTTTTTGTCTTCTTCAATTTCGTACGGCACGGACTTTTTTCTTGATACGGAAGACAAACTCCGCGCACGGTATCAGACCGCGAAAGAAAACGGTGCAACTTTGTCAGAATTATCAGCGTTGCAAAACAAAATTATTGAAACGGAATACAAAACGAATTCTATTGAACTTGAACGGCAGAAACTATTAAAAGAGTTAGAGCCGCTCCCGAATTTGACAATTCAGGAAGTTACAACCTTATTTGAAAAAGGGTTGATTAATCCGACAACGGCAAAAATGAAAATCTTTTTCAATGACTTAATTTCTCGGTTTGAGCGCGAAAACACAAACATTTTGGATTTTGGCGTTTTAGACCAAAAAAATAACAAAATTAACACAATAAAAAGGACATTAATCGGTTATCTTACCGAAATGTAGAATTTTATTCTGAATGTCTTTTTTTGTAGTGTTTCACGTAAAACATTTTAAAAATTAAATTATGTTAGCAAAATTTAACGACGGGGTAAAAGATATGCCCCTTGAACAAATCAACAAAGAAAATTACATTCACGAAGACAAAAGCGGGCGTTATGTGCACGCCGTTATCGAAGTGAAAGCGTACAGCCCCGTTAACGGGCGGAAAATAAGCAGCCCCCAATTACAATTTTTTGACATTGCAATGGTTAAAAGGGGGCTTCTTGAAAACCTCCAAAAACAAGGTTACACCGTTAACGTAGTTTTTGACCCCCGTGAAAAAGCGGTTTCACGTGAAACCGAAACAAACAACGAAACAAAAAAAAGGAAAAACAATTAAATATTTGAGTTATGATTACATCGGAATTAATTGCAAAGAACGAAGTTTTAAACACTTTAACAGACGAACAAAAGAACGCCATTCTTGTTTTGTCTGAAAATGAAGAAAAAAATTCTTTCGGCTCAAAGTTGGGCGAAATTTACCGACAACTTGACGCCACAATCGAAAAAACAACCGGCATAAAAAGAGATGGAGACGAGAAAACGTATTTGTATTTGGAACGTGCTGCAAAAGCGGTTGCCGCTGAACGTAACAAACTTACAGCCGAAAACGAAACGTTAAAAAAGACGATTCAGGAAGGCGGCTCGGATTCAGCATTGAAAGCTGAAAACGAACAATACAAAAAAGATTTTTCAGACTTGACAAACAAGTTTTTGAAGTTACAGAAAGACACCGAAATATTAAAAGCAAACCACGCCAAAGAACTTAAAAACTTTGCCGTGGAAAATTCTTTGAACGGTGCTTTTTCGGGTTTCAAGTTCAAAAACACAATTCCCGAAAGCGTTGTTAATTTGTGCAAAAATCAAGTTTTTGACAAAATAAAAAATTACAATACAGAATTTGTCAAAACCGATTCGGGGGAAGTGTTGGTGTTTAAAGACGAAAACGGCGTTATTATGCGCAATGACGAAAACGGATTGCGACCTTACACCGCGGTTGAACTCTTGAAAAAAGAATTTAACAATTTCGGTATTTTGGACACTGGCACGGCTGGTGGCGTTGGCAGCAAAAACACGGAACAACAATATAACGGAATCGGAGCCCGGACAAGGGTGGAGGCTTACGATATGATTTCAAAAATGTTACTTCAAAAAGGCTTGACGGTTGGCAGCGATGAATTTAATTCGCAGATGTCAGAAATTTGGAAAGCCAACAACGTTTCCGCGTTGCCGGAGAAATAGAAAGTAATGTTTTGTTTTCCATCATAATATACTTTTGTAGTTTTTTTTAAGTGTATTAAAATTTGTTTTTCATGTTGATTGGCGGTTACTAATTCGGTAACCGCCTTTATTTTGTGTAACCTCATCACCCGAAAAAGCACATTTTAACGTTTATTAATTCAATATCATCATAATATTTTGCTAATTAGTTACAATGTTAACAAAAAATGTTAATTAAAATTATAAAGAGTTATTAACTACTACATAATAAAAACAAGTAGTTAATATTTATTTATAACAAAATAGCATTTACAACTATTCATATACAACAAACATTTTGAGTTATTAACAAAAATAAGATATTCGTGAACTCACGAAAATGGTATAAAGAAAGCCGTTTCGGTGGTAGTTTGAACGAAAACGGCTTTGCAATTCCCAGGCTTTTTTGTGAATGTGGATAGAAAATGTTTTGGGCATTCCTTATCTGTGGTGCCGCAAAATTAAAATTTTTCACGTGAAACACCAAAAAAATTTGGTAGTAAGAAAAAAGTTTTTTTTCTTTGTGCGTTGGATTTCTCAAACGGTTAGACTTATCCTTTCTTTTTTTGTGTAATTTCCTAAAAAAAATAATTATGAGTTTAGTTTTAACAAGGTTACAAAACTGGCGCATGGAAAATCCGGAGTTTGACAAAAACATGACTCGCCCCGGACAGTATGGCGCATTGAATTTTTTTGCAGAGCAAACAAAGGCGGGAAATTCTATCATTCGCCCGGACGTGATTGCGCGTGCGGAGGCAAGTATCGGCAACACGGTACAAATCCCCGTTATTGATTACGATTCGTCCGTAACGGTTGCCAACACCCGCACTTGTACGGTTGCAGACGATGAAAACACCTCCGCACTCTATACCGTTACATTCGTAACTTACGCGGCTGGTTTTACGATGGTTCCAGCGGCGTATATGAACAACGAAATTTCTTACGAGCACGATTGGCGAAGGAAAATGGAAAAAATTGCCCGTGCTTTGGCAAATGCTTTGGACACCGCAGCCGTTACCGCGTTGGACGCAAACAAAACTTTGGTTTTGAACGAAGCACTTAACCACACTTTTGCGTCTGGCGTTTTGAGCGTGGCAAATACCGACTGGGACAACGCTATCGGAGACCTTAATGCAATGATGGGTTCTAACGATTATTTCGGTGGTATTCACGTTGTCGGCAATTACGGCACCGAATCAATCATCAACCGTTTAGCGCAATATTCTACTTACAACGAAGCAAACAAAACTTTGACGTATCAGGATAAAACTTTGCATTTTACGGGTAACATTGCAAACGGCTCTGGTCAACGTGCAACCTTCTATGCAGTAGAAGACGGCAACGTTGCTTTGTTTACACGTTACGACCGCGAGACGGTACGCGGCACGAAGAGCGGCGACCACGAATGGAGCAAGGTTCAAATTCCATTCCTTGGTGGCGTTCCGGTTGGCTGTCATTATTACACCGCCGTCGGCGACCAGTCCACTATTGCAGGCACGGCAACGGACGATTTGACTTGCGCGGTAAAAGAATACTTCGGCTTTTCTTTGGACGCGGCTTTTGTTGTTGCTTACAACAGCGACACCGCAACCGTTGCAAACCCGATTTTGAAAGTTGAAGTTGCAGCGTAATTTGTAAAACTTCGTTCTTTGTTTTGATTGATATAATTTAATTTACTCGAATGTTGACTGAGGAGCGCGTATTCTTTACGCGCTCTTTTTATTATACAAAAATTATGATACGTATTAAAGAAATACAAAAACAGTTAAAAAACGTTGTCGGTTGGGAACAAGGCATTACACCGGATTTGCATATTAGCGAAGATTTAACCACGTCTGAAAGCGGTCTTTACTTTCAGGGCGGGCACCCACTTTGCACGTTGCAAAACATCAAGGCAACAATGCCCGAAAATTACGTTTTAAAATATCCAGAATGGGACGAAACAAAAAACTACCTGAAAGGCGACAAAGTAAGGTTTAACGGGTATGCTTGGACGGCGGCGGCGGATAATATAAACACGTCCCCCGACGAGGATTTTGCCGGAGATTACACCGCCGATTATTCTGCTGAAACGTGGCTGCCGTTTAATTTTCTGAATGACTATTTGCAGACGCTAACGGACAAGGCAATAGCGGACACCGTTAACCGCTTTATTACCGAGAAAATCGTTTCACGTGGAACAAAAAACTTGATTGAAAGATTAACGTTTTTTGATGGCGCTGGACGGTTAAAGGACACAATCGGCAATAACGGAAAATTAGTTGGCTTTGAAATTGTCCCTTTGCGGTCTTTGGGCGTAACCACGAAAATTGAGCGTGTCGGGTTGCAATTCACGGGCGGCACGGGAACAATCAAAATCTATATTTTCCATTCTTCGCAGACTGAGCCGATTTACACCTACGATTTGAATTTCGACAACCAGCGCGGCACGTTTCAGTGGTTCGATTTGAAGGACTGTTATCTTTCTAATATGATAACCGCCGAAGACGATTTGAACACCAACAGCGGCGGCGCGTGGTATTTGTGTTACAATCAAAACGACCTCCCGTCCGGCATGTACGCCGTTAATTTTTACCGCGATTGGAGTCGTGAGCCGTGCGGGACGTGCAATAAGGGAAATTTAGAAAACTACAAATTAATAACACAATTTTTGCAGGTTTCCCCGTGTCAGAATTACGCGCCGCAAACATTTGCGCAATATCCGGAGCTATGGGACGTGCCGCCCGTGTATACAAACACACTGAATTACGGTCTGAATTTGGAAATTTCGGTCGGCTGTGATTTGACGGATTTTATTTGCATGCAGCGCGGAATGTTCGCGACCGCATTACAAAAAACTTTGGCGTACAATGTTTTGAAAACAGCCGCCCTTAACCCCGATGTACGTGTTAACCGTTTTCAAAGTAATGTTTCAACGATGGATATAATGTTTGAGATTGACGGCAATACTAACGGGCGCGAAACGGGTTTGAAGTCCGAACTTGACACAATTTTTAAGGCATTGAGTTTGGACACAAATAATATTGACCGTATTTGTCTGACGTGCCACAACGGAGGAGTTAAATATAAAACTGTTTAATCATGATTTCTACACTTTTGGAGCGCGTGAAAAAATTTAATTCTGATTTGACAGAAGGGAAAATTTTTCAGGAAGTTATAAAAGAGAATGAAAGCGTTATTGTTGACATGAACGCCGAAAACCAACTTTTTGAAAAAGGCGTTAACGCTCTCGGCGTTTCGATTTCGTCTTATAGACCGTACAGCGACAAAACAGTCGAAATTAAAAAAATGAAGGGGCAACCTTACAACCGTGTAACCCTACGCGATACGGGCGACTTTCATTCAGGTTTTTTTGTCCGTGTTTCACGTGAAAATTTTTCTATTGATTCAACGGATTGGAAAACAAAAAAACTTGTTAAAAAATACGGAGATAGAGACGGAGACATTTTCGGTCTGACAGATGAAAATTTAACAGAATTAATTTTAAATTACGTTGCTCCCGAAGTGTTGGAATTTGCAAAAAAAATGATATTACAATGAGTAAAGTTTACACAAGGCAAAACCCGTATTTAATAGACAAAACAATCGCCGAAATACAAAATTACATTGCAGAAAAATTGCAGTATGAAAACATTTTCGGACGGTGTGAAAGAACCGTTAAAGAGATCAACGGGCGAAAGGTTTTTATACCTACTTTTTACAAGGGGGCAAATGAATACTCCCCCCTTTTGCCGGATTCAGATTTGAAAAACTTTGTTTTCTTTAATTGCGACGAGCCGCAGCGCGTTGAATTGACACGGGGCAACCCTTTGCAGATTTCGACAACGGTCAATATAATTTTGTGGTTTGACATTCGCACACTCGAAAGCGCGGACGAAAGGAACACGGAGAAAATCAAATATGATTTTTTGGACGCGTTGAAAAATATCGTTTTGACGGCGGGTCGGATTTCGGTAAATAAAATTTACACACTTGCAGAAAACATTTACAGAGGATTCTCCCTTGATGAGGTGAAAAATCAATTTTTAATGTCTCCGTTTGGCGGGTTTCGTTTTGAATGTGATTTACAAATTAAATATTGTTAAAATGGTACAGATTTTTTTAAACACGGTTGTATGTGCTTTGCTGGCAGCATTTGTGCTGCTATTTATTAAAAAAATAGGATTGTTGGAGTTTTGGCAAACACGGGTGAAGGCTGATTTGCTTTATAAATTGCTAACGTGTGATTTTTGTCTTTCATTCTGGGCAAACGTTTTTTTGTCGGTGGTTTTTGGGTTAGCGACAAATGATGTTGCCTTTGTGCTTACACCGTTTGCGGCTGCTCCGATAACGCGGAAATTGTTGTAAAAAAGCTGTTTTTAACATTTATTAATTCAATATCATTGTAACATTTTGCTAATTAGTTACAATGTTAACAAAAAACGCTAATTAAAATTATAAGAAGTTATTAACTACTACATAACAAAAACAAGTAGTTAATATTTTATTATAACAAAGTTTCATTTACAACTATTCAAATACAAAAAACATTTTGAGATATTAAATTAAATAAAAATGGAAAAAATAAAAGTTCAAAACAGAGAGTTGGAGTTGTACTCTGACATTAAAGAGTTGCCGATTGCGAGGTATCATGCGTTTCAAAGAATGTGTCTTTTGGACGCTGGTCTTGGCTCTGATTTGTCCGCGGTGGACAACCATCTTGGACGTATTAAGGCGTTTTTGATTTCTGACGAAAAAGAAAAAGCCCTCACCGAAATAGAAAATTTAAGAACAAACTTTTGGTTTATGCAATCGGGGATTTCTCCGGCGTTGATGTCGTTTGCCGTTTTAGTTTACAAATTGGACGGCAAAATCAAAGGCGACCTCACCGATGACGGCATAAAAAAAACGTGTGAAGAAATTTCGTTTTTAACGGCGGGACAAGTCGAAAAAACAACCTCCGAAATAAAAAAAAAATCGAAACCGATTTGGCAAGATATTTTCCGGCGTTTTTCGATACGGCGGACAAAAAAATAATTGCAGACCTCATCAGAAAAAAAACATTATTACGGTGCAAACAGTTGCAAGGTGAAGAAGTCAGCCAAGAACTTTCAGAAATAGAAAAAAAGATTTTATCGTTTTCCGCTCCTGAAAGTTTCACGGGAAACGATAACGCCGAAATACGATTTGAAAAGGATTTTGAAAAATTATGCGTATATTTGAGCCAAGAATTAAATGCAGATGTTTCACACAAAACGGTGTTCGAGTTCTTTGCGGCTTACGAGTTTGTAAAAAAACAGAAAGACACCGAAAAAAAACAATTACAAAAATGGAAATAATTGATATTTTTCAGAATTTCGGTTTTCCGATTGCGGTTTCGGTTGTATTGTTCTTTTGTTTATACAAAATTTTTGCAACTGAATTAAAACGTAACGAAGTAACCAGCGAAAGAATTTTTAAGTTATATTCGGAGCAAATAACCTTTGCAGAAAAACAAATCGAAAAATTAACGTTTGTAATTTCTGAAAATACAAAGGCTTATACTGCATTAATAGAAGTTTTACAAGAATTAAAAAACACTTTAAAATGAAAATTGATTTAGCAATTAACATCGTTGCAGAATTTCAAAAATGGCGCCGGGGTGAGTCCCCCTATGACGGGGACACCCCCGAAACTCACCGCGTTTTTGACTATTCGCAAAAAGTTTTGGGCGAGGCTCTGGATTCGCTTTTAACTTTTTCACGTGAAACATTAAAAGCACAAAACTTTATCGGTGGGCTGGTGTCCGTGAAAGCAGAAAGTTATAAAAAAATATAACTCGGTGTCGAAAAACACCGAGAAAACAAAAAATAATTTTTCAAAAAGTTATAAAAAAATATGAGCGAAGTAAAACAAATACCGCTGTCGAAACTTGAAGTTAACAGCGGACAAATTGCCGGGCTGCCGAAGAACCCGCGTTTCATAAAGGATTACAAATTCCAAAAACTGAAAAAATCTTTGGAGGATTCTCCGGAGATGTTAAACCTCCGTGAGTTGATTGTATTTCCGCACGGCGACAAATTCGTTATTATCGGTGGAAATATGCGCTACCGAGCGGCAAAAGAATTGAAGTTCAAAGAACTGCCGTGCAAAATCCTTTCAAAAGACACGCCCGTTGAAAAATTAAAAGAATACACAATTAAAGATAATAACGCCTTCGGAGAGTACGATTGGGACGATGTTGCAAACGAATGGGACGCGGAATTGCTGACAGACTGGGGAACGGATTTGCCGACGGGATGGGACGAAATGCCAACGTCCGAAGATGATTTTGATGAAAAAAAAGAAATTTCCGAAGATGATTTTGATGAAGAAAAAGAAAAAATTGAAAAACGATGAGAAAAAGGCGATGTTTGGAAATTAGGCAAACATAGACTTTTTGTAGGTGATTGCACCGTTGATGAAAATATAAAAAAATTAATGGACGGGGAAAGAGCTGATATTACATTCTCATCCCCCCCCTACAATATGTGTCAAGGAAATATTCAAAATATTTTCAAATCTAAAAAAGTTAAAAAATCTTATGATTTGACGAACGGCACTTATAATGAATTTTCAGACGCTTTAAATAATGAAGATTATGCAGAGTTGTTAATCAATTCTTTAAAAAATGGTTTAAAATATTCTGATGATGTTTTATTTAATATCGGAATATTGGTTGGATCAAAGAGTGGTATTGTTAATTTACTAACCACTTTTAAACAAAATTTTTGCGATATTTTAATTTGGAATAAAAATAATTCTATGCCGTTGTCTCTCCATAAAGGTTGTGTCTCTCACCGTTGCGAATTGATATTTTGTTTTAATCAAAAAGGAACAAGGGCATTTTCTCATCCGCAATGGGATAAGGGCTTATACAAAGGCAAAGTTATGATAAACAGAATTGATACAGAAAACTCCACAAAAAATGAATATGCAAAAGAACATCACGCGACGTTTCCAGTACCATTTGCAGCTGAAATAATAAAACTGTATACAGAAAAATCTGTGTTAGAATTATTCGGTGGAACTGGTACAACGTTAATTGCAGCCGAACAATTAAATAGAAAGTGTTTTATTTGCGAACTTGACCCGCATTACTGCGATATAATTTTGACAAGGTGGGAAAAATTAACCGGAGGAAATGCAGAAAAAATAACAGATTAATAATCAACATTTTAAAACGCCTATATACGTATATATACACGTATATAGGCGTTAACATTTTTTTATAATCATTTTAACGTCTTTTCACATTAAAAATTTGGAGAAGTTAACAAAAAATGCTATCTTTGTAATGTAATAAAAAAACAATTAGTAACAAATTAAAATTTTTGGAGGACTTAAATATGAATACAATTAAAAACTTAAAACAAGGAATTGAATGGTTCACTATTTCAACATTTAAAAATGCTGTTTCGATGGCATATTATATTAACAAAAAAGACGACTATATGTCGGAGTGTTGCTACAAAGAACTTGAAAACGATTGTAGCACTGTCAAGCACTTGAAAAAGTGTTTGATTCAGCGCAAAAAAGAGTGCAAAAAATCACTAACAAAGATATATTAAAAATATTTAAACAAAATAATTTAGGAGGATTAAAAATGAAAAAATACAAAAAATAGATTGGAATGCCTTTCTTAAAAAGGCAGTTCAAATATGCCGTGCGGCTGAATTACCTTTTTACATCAAAGCCGATCTGCGACAATTCGCGGACGGCGTTGATGTAAGCGAAAACGAAAAAGATATGGACTTTTTAAATTTATAAAAATGAAAAAAAGAATTAAAACATATACCAACGACTCAAACTTCATCGTCTGCATATACCAAGTTGCAGTAGATAGATATGAGGTTTGGGTAGAAGATACAATAGGTAGCATTGACGACGATATGGTTGGTACTGAAATCACACTTGAACGTGCAATAAAACTTGCCAAATGCGCAAATCAGGAATATTTCTTTGATTAACTAACTTTTATTTGCGACAATTCGCGGAAGGCGTTGAATTAAGCGAAAACGAAAAAGATATGGACTTTTTAAATTTGTAAAACTTTCATATATTTGCAACGTGTTAACAAATTCGGGAGGTTTTTAATCGAACCAGTTGGAATTGAAACAAATAAACGTGATTTTGATTTTTTCATTCGCCTCCCGATTTTTTAAAAACGTTGTTTTGGATTGTGTTTTTATTATTGTAAGTTTCACGTGAAACTTTTATATTTGCGCAATATAAAATTTTTTACGTGAAACTTTTTTATTATGGAAACTCCGATAAAATATTCTGATTTAATACGTCCGGACGATTCTATTGAAAAAGCAATTCATCAACTTGAAGAATTGCAAAAGCAATACGCAGCAATGGCGGCAGAGATAAAAAAACAATCCGCCGAAATTGCAAACGGCTTGAAGAACGTCAACGGCGCGACCGAGCAGGGACGGGAAAAAATTGAAACGGCTGCAAAGGAAACGGACAAACTTGCAGCGGCTCAAAAACAGTTGGCGTTTGCACAATCGGAAACGGGCAAAGAATTGTTAAAACTTAGGGCGCAAATTACTGATGTCAACGCGGCAACAAAAAAACAAATTGCGCTTAACAACGCGGCAGAAGGTTCTTATAATCAACTTTCCGCGCAATACGCGATTAATAAACAGCGATTGAACGCAATGTCAGCCGCCGAAAGGGAAGCCGCCGAGCAGTCAGAAAAACTCGTTACGAAGACCCGCGAGATATATGAGAAAATGAAAGAACTGCAAAAAGAGACTGGACAAACGCAATTAAACGTCGGCAATTATGCGAGCGGGCTTGAAGGACTTGAAGACAAGTTGAAAAACGCTGTCGGCTTAAATGGCAAGTTCGGGGACTCTCTTTTGGCGTTAGGGCGCGGCGGTGCTGAGGGTCGGGCGGCGTTTACCGCTATGGCAGACGGCGCAAAGGCATTTGGAAAAACCCTTTTGGGCTTAATGACAAATCCCGCGTTTCTCGCTATTGCAGGCGTGGCAGGCGTGGCGGCTGGTTTTAAGTGGTGGTGGGATTATAACGACGGCTTAATTCAGGCGACACGATTAACAAAAGAGTTTACGGGCAAAAGCGGCACCGATTTGAAGGCGTTTCGGAATGAAGTCTCGGCGGTTGCTGATGTTTACGGGAAAGACTTTCAGGAAGTATTGTCGGCGGCTGATTCTTTAACTGCGAACTTCGGACTCACGTTTGACGAAAGCATAAAAGTAATTAAAGACGGTTTTGCTGCTGGTGTTGATGACGGCGGAGACTTTCTTTCTGGACTGAAACAATTCCCGGCAGCGTTCAAAGAGATGGGAGTTAGTGCGGAGGAATACGTTACAATTTTGCAACAAACAAACAGCGGAATATTTTCGGACGCTGGAATGGCAGCGATGGAAAAGGCTGCAAACCGTTTGCGAGTTATGACAAAAGAAACCGCAGAAGGATTAATGGCGATTGGTATCAATGCGAAACAAGTTTCAAAAGACTTGCAAAGCGGTGATAAATCAATGTTGCAAGTCATTCAGGAAATTGCTGCCAAAATTGGAGATATACCGCTTGAAAGCAACAATGCCGCAAAAGCAATAAAGTCAATTTTTGACGATGAAGGCTTGAAATTGGGGCGCGAACAAATTGCAAGTTTTGCAACGCTTAATACTAATTTTAAAGAATTGCAACAATCGTCAGGAGCGTACAACGAACAACAGCAAGCAATTATCGAAAGTCAAATCGAATTGAACAATGCGACTTCTGCATTGTTGGACAATACCGATGGGCTTTTTGAACAACTCAAAACAGACTTAACCGTTTTGACAAATAAAGTTTTGACGGCGTTAATTAACGGCGTTATTGATTTGTATAATTGGTTTGTTGAATTGTACAATGAAAGTGTGATAGTTCGCAGTTCGATTCAGGCGTTTATTTCTCCGATAAAAATCACTTTTGACGTTGTAAAAAATGCTTTAATCGGCATTTGGGATTTGGTTAAGGGTATCGGCCTCACTATGAAAGGCGTATTTACTTTGGACTGGGATTCTGTTACTGAGGGAATTTCGACTGCGGCAAATGCTATTCCAAAATCGTTTAACAATGCAGCGTCTGACATTATTGACACAATGAAAGACACGTTTGACACTATCGAAAATTCACGTTTGAAACCGATTGAAATTCCGGTTAAGGTTCAGCCCGAAGGCGGCGAGAAAAAAACGACAACGGGCGGCGGCACCGAGCCGGGCGGCGGTCTTTCTGCAAAAGAGATTGAAAAATTATATAAAAAACGGTTGGAGGCTCAAAGAAAATACGAGGACGCGGTTTTGGCGTTGCAGGCTGACGGATTCGACAAACAAAGAAAACAAATCGAATTGCATTATAATAGAGAAATAGAAGATTTACAACATTTAATTAAAACAGACAAACAAAACCGCGAAACTTATAATCTGCAAATCATTCTTGCAGAAAACAATAAAAACAAAGAACTTGAAAAACTTGAAACCGAGCACGAAATTAAATTTCTCGAAATGCAAAAAAATGCACTCGCGGAACAACTTTTTTTAGTTCAAAAAGGCAGCGAGGAGGAGTACAAACTCAAATTGCAAAGTTTGGAGTACGACAAAAAAATTGCACTCTTAAAAAATCAACTTTTGCCGTCAGACAGCCGCCAATCTGAAATGGCTATCGAAACACATTTTGAGTTTCAAGCCGGGCAAATTTCTGACGAATACCAAAACGAACTTCTAAGGTGTTTTGATTTACAACAGAGTTTTAACGAGTCGGAGTTTGAACTCTTAAAAAGTACTGAAACACAAAAAACCGTCTTCCGTCTTAACGCAGAAAAAGAACGATTGCAAAAAATTTTGGAATTGAACAAAACGGCGCAAAACAAAATGTCCGATGTCGAAGTGAACACTATTGAAAACAAAATTAAAAAAATAGATTCAGACATCGAACAAGCCGAAAGCGGACAGCCGTTTTGGGAAAAAATCGGTATCAGCATACCCGAAGAGGGAAAGAAAGCGATTTCCGAAAGTTACGATTTTGCAATGGAGCAATTAAACGACTTTATGCAAAAACGGACGGAGGCAGCGGCGCAAAGGGTTGCAGATTCAGAGAAGGAAGTTGCAGCGGCTCAGGCGGCATTTGATAACGAGGTAAAACTCGCGCAAATGGGGTACGCTAACAACGTTCAAGCCGCGCAAAGGGATTTGGCACTTGCAAAGGAACAGCAAAAAAAGGCTCTGGACGAACAACGGAAAGCGCAAAAACAACAAGCGCAAATACAAAGTTTACAACAAGCCGCAGACCTCATCACAGCAACGGCAAAAATCTGGGGACAACTCGGATTCCCATGGGCGATTCCGGCTATTGCTGTGATGTGGACTTCTTTTGCAGTTTCAAAAATCAAGGCGAAAAACGAAACGCGCGAGCAGTACGGAGAGGGAACGGTAGAATTACTTGAAGGCGGTTCGCACGCGAGCGGTAACGATATAGATCTCGGCACGAAAAAGGACGGCACAAAACGCAGAGCGGAAGGCGGTGAGTTTTTCGCTGTTATCAATAAACGAAATTCACGCAAATATCGTGCTGTAATTCCGAGTATAATTCGCTCCTTGAATACCGGCAACTTTGAACAAAAGTTTTTGAACTCTGAAAGCCAAAATTTTGAAATTGTTTCCCGTGAAACAAAATTTACAACTTTGGAAAATGATGTTTCAGAATTGAAAACAATGTTAAAAAATAGAGTTGACAGATACACCGACACGGACGGAAACCTTGTCGAAGTCAGAGGTGCGAATAAACGAATAATTAAAAGATAGGGGGAGGGATTCTCCCCTGTTATTGTTTCACGTGAAAATTTAAAAAAATGGATATTACTTTAAAATGGTATTTAAGACCGGAAACGCCGTACATCACGCCGGCACTGATTGCACACCCTATATTTTCGGATAAGTGCAAAATGGAATGCTCCCGCAAAAGTGGCTATGCTTTTTTTGATAAAAAACTGACTGAAAAATTAACATTCATCAATACCGATTTTGATTATATAATACAACATAAAAATTATAAATTTCGGTTAACTTGTACTAATTTGGACAATAATACAACGGTTTTTACTTCGTTTTTTACTATAAAAGATTGTACGATTAATTATGACGATAGTATTATAACAGTTACGCCCGAAATTGACACGCCCGAAAGCAAAATTTTAAAGAACTGGGACAAAGAATATAAGTTAACAGAAATAGGGGCGGAGATTGCAGCAGGGAATACAACATTTTATCCCGTGTATCAATTTTACATGGCTGGCGATGATACAGTTTATAATGTGAATCATAACATGATTGTTTTTCCGCAGTCGGCAAGCAGCACGGTATCGAATGAAGTTTTTACAAAATATTGCTGGCAGCCACAAGCAATATTTTTATCGGTGGAATGGATTAACATGGAGGCGAATGTTGGTGGCGATTTCGCTGGTATTTTGAAACGCGGCAACGATTTAAAATATGACGGATATTTATTCGATATACACGACCAAAACAATTATATTACTTTTCATGCCTTATTAGCGTCGCAAGATGATGACATTGTTTTTTACTTTTATTTGGCACAGACAGTTTTGTACAACGGTGTAACTTACGCTTTTGTCGGCAAACAACAATATTATAACACTGACGATTTGAATAGCGAAGGCGTTATAGATATTTCAGAAGATTCTCAACAAATGTGCTATCTTGCTAAGGGCGGTCTCGTTATGATGAGGTTGGTAACGGTGAAAAACGCCGAAACGGATTCCGATTTGACACCGCTGTTGCAGGGTGATATTGTGGACAACTCGAATTTTGCAAGCGTTGTAAATATCGATTACTTTAAACCGCAAAATCATGTTTTTGAATTTGATACAAGTTTTATGACCTCGACAACGCCGAATGAGTATTACAGCAAAGAACTAAATGCTTACTTCACAAAACCAGTAACGGCATTTGCGCCGATTTTTCAAAGTGTTTGGGGATTTACTTCATTCTGGTTGCAGAGTTCGTATTTTGATAGATTTACATTCTTCCAAAAATATATTTCTATTTCCGACAATTACAAATTAACATCCGTAATTGAAAAGTTGACACAAAAAGCAGACAACACAATTAATGCTTTTTCTTTTGATTCAACAATTAATTTCTTGTATTTGTCGCACATAACGAATTATAAAAAAATTAATTACACCGTTGCAGCGACGGCAGGAACGATTACATTAAAAAAAATCTTGGATTTTTTACAAAATGTTTTAAAAATGTTTTGGTTTGTGGATAATTCGGAATTAAAAATTTATTCGTATGGTTATTTTGTTGATGGTTATTTTTATCAAAATTCATGGAATTTGCGGCAATTAACAAATTTGCAAAACGACCAAAAAATTGACTTAGGGCAAAACACTGTTACTTATCGCAATACCGACAACCCCGTAGCAATAGATTTTGAATTTCCAAACACGCCGATTCACCCGTATTGGACGGATTACAAAACTATAACTTTTAATTCGGTTTTGTGCTCCGAAAGCGAAAGACAAACGGTGAACATTTTTGCCGATACCGATTTGGAAGGCGTTCTCTACAATCCGACCGCGTTTAATGATGATGGTTTTGTTTTGCTGGCGATTGTTGGCGGTTTTATTTCGTTGCCAAGATTGAGTTTAAAAAACATTCAATCAATTTGGTTTGGTTTTGACTGCGTGGATTCTTACAAACTGGAAGATAATACAAGCGTTATTATTTTGGAAAAATACAAAAAGCATATCCGCGAACAAACAATAAAATTTAATATCAAAGATTTTGATTTTGACACACAAAAATTTAACGGCATAGTTACAACGGCTGGTGTTTCCATTATCGAAACGGTAAAATTTGCGTTTTATGAAAATCCGTGTTCTCTCGAAATTACCGCCGTTTTGTAATGTTTCACGTAAAACAAAGGTTTTGAGTTATTATAAAAAAATGATAAATCAAAACCTTTGTTGTATACGTCCAATCCCTCACGGCGTTTTTATATATCCAAACTATAAAAAGTTATCATTATTTTATAATAAACAATATCCCGTTATAAATCGAATTAACAAAAATTATTAACATATACGACTTATATAAAAATTACAAGCGGATATTGTTAAAACTATATGAAAAAACCGTTTTTTTTATTACTTTTGTGCCGTGCATAGTTGTCATTATATTTTTCATTTTCATTTTTTTAGTATAGGTTACAGAGAAAGGGACGGCAAATTTTCCCATTATTTTTGTCTGAATTTACCTGCAAACATTCTTCTAACATACTGCCGTCCCTTTTTTATGTTTCACGGGAAACAAATTTTTGTATTAAAGTAAGATTTTTTTATATTTTTGCATTGTTTCACGTGAAATTTTTTGAATTATGAAAAACAACAATTTAAGTGTCCTACCGTGGTATGACAGTTTGGACAAACAAGATTTTAAAAAAAGTTATGCGTTCGGAGCGGTGTATCCTCTTTATATGTTGAAAGGATATATTAACCCTTTTCAAATCGTGAATATTGACGTTGACGATTTTGACGATGGATATACGATTGAACTTGTTAACTTCCAGACGGGCGTGGCGGTCAACGTTACGACCGCGATGTCGCCTTATATTTCGGTGGCTTACGTTACCGCAATTTTCGGCAACGTTATATTTATGACAGACCAGCCCGTTGTAACATCGCCGAAAATCGGGCGTTATTTTCTGCGAATTACAACCGCTTTACATCAGTATTTCTCGGACGTCATTACTTTTGTGGATTCGGTTTCGCCGTTTTTGAAGTTAGAATGGTGGGACGTTAACGACTTGCAACTTGAATACGGAACGCTGTTTTATGAAAATTACGGTTTTCAAAATCTTCTTTACTTGCAGACGGAACTCGGCAAACCTGAATACACTTTCACGGACGAAGGCGAAGAAAGGAACGGTTATTTTTTCCCGACAAAACAAATTTCCGAAAAAGTTTTTAAGTTTAATTTTCTTTCGTCTGAGTATCTGTTAGACGTTATGCGCTTAATTCGGATGTCAGACTATATCCGCATTACTGACCCTTTCGGAAGGTGTTACAACGCGAATCAATTTGAAATTAAAAGCGAATGGGAAACGCAAGGCAATTTGGCGTCAGCGACCGTCCAGTTTCAAACGGACGCGGTTGTTAAAAAAATCGCGTTGCCCGTGGTGGTTGTTCAACGTGATGTCATTAATGCGACACTCTTTCATAACATTGTTCTTACATCAGCGACGGAAATTTGGTTTGCGTTTTACGACCAAAGCCCGGACTTATCCGGTTACAGTTTCGCGGGATACGTTGACAATAACAACAGAATTGAGTGTTACAAAAACGGGACAAAATACATTTTGGTAAATCCGCAAAACAATGATATGTATGCGCCGATAAGTTGTTATGGGTTTTTGTTAAATTACACGGCTTTGGTAGTTTGTAATATAGAAAATTTTAACACACAGAATGTTACGAATATGCAATATATGTTTCGCGGTTGCGGCAGCCTTACAAGTCTTGATTTAAGTAGTTTTAACACACAGAATGTTACGAATATGCGACAAATGTTTGATAGTTGCAGATTTCTTACAAGTCTTGATGTAAGCAACTTTAACACACAGAATGTTACGAATATGCGCGCAATGTTTAGTGTTTGCAGCCGCCTTACAAGTCTTGATGTAAGTGGTTTTAACACTGCGAATGTTACGAGTATGCGATCTATGTTTTATGATTGCAGCCGCCTTACAAGTCTTGATGTAAGTGGTTTTAACACTCAGAATGTTACGAATATGGAATATATGTTTTATTATTGTAATAGCCTTACAAGTCTTGATGTAAGTGGTTTTAACACTGCGAATGTTACGAGTATGCGATCTATGTTTAATGGTTGCAGAATGTTACAATTAATTGAAAGTAATAGTTTTATTAATAATGCTTCATTAAATTCCGATTCCATGTTTTCTTCTTGCACCGCTCTTGTCGGCGGTAACGGTACTCCCTACTCCTCCGCGCATACCACCGCCGAATATGCCCGTGTTGACGGTGAAGACGGTTTGCCCGGCTACTTCACCGCGCCGCAGCCGTAATTATTAATTTTTTATAACAAACGTTAAAATATTAACGGATAATTATAATTTTTTATATATTTGTAAATC